CCCCTAACGGCTTTTAGCTCTCGTGCTGGGGAGCACTTGAGCTCCATCTTGCCAAACATCAGCGTTAGCTGACGAATGGCTTTGATGGAGTCGTAACAGGGTTCATCGAGTAACAAGCCGCTACTCCGGTCGAACACACGGCTGAAGAAACCTCCGAGAAATCGGGGGAGACTTCCTCCTCGCTCAACTAAGAACGAGGAGTGGTTAGCCACCTTACCTTGGTCAAGCCATCTTTGGAACGACTTGCCAAGGTCGGGTAGGGTTATCGTCAAAAACGACAACCCCTCATGTTCGATCCGCATCGCGACGGTATTAATGTCGCGATGGGCGCTAGTGCTACACAAAGCCGCAGATTCCTCTGCGACTTGGGACCAGAGTGACATCAGCCTTTTCATCGACCCCCCTTTCAATAAGGAGGTAACCGAATGCCTAGCCTGATGACACTCACATCCAGTGAGCCAACACCCAAAAAGGATGCTGATTCAGTCGTTTACTCTTGCGCGTCCAAGAGCCTCTTCATCAGCAGGTTTTGCCGGCTGATGAGCGCCCGGTACTGGTAGTCAACCCAGTACTGGTTGCTCGGGCTCAAGGATGCGTAGACGTCCGCGACCGTGCACCACGTCTCGTCCACTTCGTCCCAGACCGTGAGATCGCTCTCAGGGTCAAAGGGCTCGTGGATTTTGACGTCGAGCTGGTAGCGGAAGCTGGACTCGCGCCTTGCGCTAGCCTCGGCATTGCCGAAGCGACACACAAGGAGTGCGAACTCCAGGTTCAGGGGATACAACTCCCCCTGGGATTGGTCGTGCATTACTGTACTTCCTCTCTCAGGAGGCTAGTTCCCCCTGATCGTTGTTACGAAAACGACGCTTACTGGTACCACGGAGTGATCCCCTTGCGGGGACCAGCCGATCCCATGCTAAAACGGAAACCAACCAAAGAGCATTTCGCTCACAGTGGTAAGGTCCGTTCGAGTCACGGAATCGATGATATGACCCACCACCGAGAAGAGTGCGAAGATCACGGCCAGCGTACGATAGCTGACACGGATCCGAACATCCAACTCGCCTGGAGGGCCGTCATCGGGGCCATGGCGATGAAGGATTTGAACGGCCTTATGACGGGCCGTCTCATCCTCTACGCCATGCTCGCTATGACTCACCACCAATTAGCTTGATGATGACCGCGTCCGAAGACGCCGAACACAGGGTCTTGAATCCTGTGTAGACAGCCAAGATCTCAGCGGCCGTATAGAAGCCAGCGGGCGGCGTGTCGAAGACCG